GTTTCCCAGTCACGATCGGCTCCATAGCAAAAATACCAAGGTACTACGTTGATTGGTTGAAGGATCACCACCCAGATCGGTATAGAAAATATGCAACTACGGTTAGAGAGAAGATAATCGCAGATGCAGAAGAGAAAGCTAGAAAGGAGGAAATGGAATATTTATCAATGTTATTTAATAGGAAGGGATATCATAAACACCTTCTACAAACTAGAAGCCAAGTAAAACATACAGTCTTAAAAAGTAAATTTAAGCAATTACAAGAGAGGTTAAAACTATGATCGGTAACGATTCAATAAGTGCACTGGGTAACCGTTATTCCCAGCATTCATTTGCACAGATACCAAACGTAAACACAACAAGATCAAGATTTGATAGATCATTTGCAGTAAAAGACACCTTCGATTTTGATTATTTAGTACCCATCTTAGTAGATGAAGTATTACCCGGAGATACTATAAATCTAAATGTGAAAACATTTGCACGTGTAGCAACACAAACAGTACCAGTCATGGATAACATGTATTTGGATTATTTTTTCTTCTTCGTACCAAATAGATTAGTATGGGATAATTGGGAAAAATTATGTGGAGCCCAAGATGACCCAGGAGATTCCATAGATTATACAGTACCAACTATTACCATTAATGATGGAAATGGATGGCAAGTTGATTCTATATATGACAAGTTTGGATTACCCACAGATGTGGATGATTTAACTATTAACGCCCTCCCACTTAGAGCTTATAACCTTATTTATAATGAATGGTTTAGAGATCAAAATTTACAAGACTCTATTACGGTAAATACTGATGACGGACCAGATGCCTCAACAGATTACGTAATGAAAAAAAGAGGTAAAAGGCACGACTATTTTACAAGTGCACTACCATGGCCACAAAAAGGTGATGCAGTAGAATTACCATTAGGAACATCAGCACCAGTAGTATCAGATGGAAACGATTTATTATTTACACAAGGTACGAACACCAGCACTATCGTTATGACAAACGCAAGTGCGACAGCTACTTACTCAACAACACCAACAGCTACAGGACATATTGAGTTCGCAGATCAAGGATTAGAAGCAGATTTATCATCAGCAACGGCAGCAACACTTAATGCATTTAGAAACGCATTGATGGTTCAATCTTTAATCGAATTAGATGCCAGAGGTGGAACACGTTATGTTGAAATTATTAGAGCACATTTTAATGTTATTTCACCGGATTTTAGGTTACAGAGACCAGAATTCTTATCTGGTGGATCGAGCCCAATTGTACAGCACCCAATCCCACAAACGTCTGAGTCAAACACGACATTACAGGCTAATTTGGCAGCATATTCAACAAGTACAAACCACGGTAGAGGAATTGGATTCAGTAAGTCATTCACAGAGCATGGATACATTATAGGTTTAGTTCAAGCGCGAGCAGATATCACGTATCAGCAAGGTATTAATAAGTTATGGTTACGTTCCACACGTTATGATTTTTTCTGGCCAAAACTACAAGAGTTAGGTGAACAAACAATTCTTAATAAGGAAATTTATGCTACAGGATTGTCAGGAGATGATGATGTATTTGGATACCAAGAAAGATATGCAGAATATAGATATAAGCCCTCAGAGATTCATGGGCAGTTCCGTTCTACATATTCAAGCAGCATAGATGTATGGCATTTAGCAGAGGAATTTAGTTCTACACCTGCTTTAAACTCAACATTTATCGAAAATAATACGCCAATTGAGAGATCATTAGCAGTTACAGCAAGCTATCCTCATATTTTATTTGATGCATGGTTTGATTATAAACACGCAAGACCAATGGTAACTTATGGTGTACCAGCTACATTAGGACGTTTCTAATGTCTATAATGGCCGGTGTATTAGGAGGAATTGCAACGGGATTAGTAGGAGGCCTTCTCAGTAGAGAGGGCCAACGGGATGCTAACCGTACAAACCGACAAATCGCAGAACAAACAACCGAAGTAAATGTCGAAGAAGCTCGGAGAAATAGAGAGTTCCAAGAACGCATGGCAAATACAGCCCACCAAAGGCAGGTCGCGGATTTGGAAGCAGCAGGATTAAACCCATTATTAGCAATGCATGGTGGAGCAAGTACTCCAGGCGGAGCAGCGGGATCCGGAGTATCAGCAAGAGTGGAAAACGAATTAGGAGCGGCAGTTACATCTGCATTAGAAGCCAAAAGAGTTGCTTTGGAGTTAAGAAAGCAAAATCAAGAGTTGAAAAATATGAAGTCAGCCAAAAAGAAATTAGATCAAGAGGCGATAGCAGTTAAGAAACTCGGTGATATGCATGAAACCAATACTAGAGCAACAAAACAAAATATGACAATCAAAGGCCCAGCAGAACGGGCCAGTGACACTATTAACTATTTATTCGATGTGTTGGGAGACAAGAAAAGTAAGTTTAAACTACCCGACGCAAAAGATATCCCAAGAGGAGGATTAAGATGAGCGCAATAATTAGCACGGTAATAGAAGGGAACAAAGAGATCGTTAGATATGATTCAGGTCGTATCAGGGTAAGAACCCTTAACAGCCAACCTTCGAAAACAGATCAGTCATATAAAGAAGACTGTGATGCGAATAATATTATTCGTAAGTTCAATCGAACAGGAATGGTAACACACGTGAGTAAGGTACAAGGAAAATTTGCTGATGTATCAGATGTTCCAGATTTATTACAAGGAATGGAAAGAATAAATGAAGCCAAAGAGGCATTCATGGAAGTTCCCGCAAAGATCAGAGCAAAATTTGATAACGATGTTTCAAAATTTTACGAGTATGTCTCAAATCCAGAAAATCATGAAGAAATGGTTAAGATGGGATTAGCAGAAAAGAGAAAGCATGTTTCTCCCGATATAGGTACAAAGACTAAAGTCGAGGGAGAACCAGATGCAGTACCTAAACCTACTGGAGAAAGCTAAAGTAATAGTCGAGTATCTTCGGAAACTCATTGAGGCTATCCTCCAGATATTCTCTAAAACAAAATAATTTGTACCCGGATTTGTTCCGGGTTTTTTAATGCCCTCGACCAGCTATGCTGGTGAGGAAACAAGCGGAGCGCGTTAGAACGATAATTCGCGCGATCAAACGCGTGGATATTACGAAAAAAAGGGACTTATTGCCCCTTAATCTTAGCTAGCTCACGAGCCAGGTCAGAATTCCAATCTTGAGTCTGACCAGAAATTCTATTAATAGCTATTTCCCAGCCTTCAATCTTGAATTGAGCAAGTTCAATATCTTGCTTCATGCGATTTATTTTAATTTGTTGTTCTTTAATTAATCGACCGAAATAACTAAGTTTTTCTTCTTTAGTGTATGCGTTTGACATTTTTGCCTCCTGGTTTGCCCATAGGTGCCAGGGAAAAAAATTGTCAGAGCATTGACAAAGAAGAAAGTGGACCCATTTTAGGTCTAGTTAAAATCTACAAAGGAGAAAGAAATGATTTTACGAATGTACTCAATTAGAGATCAGAAAGCAGAAAGCTTTAATACACCATTCTTCCAGAGCACTCATGGTGAAGCAGAGCGTGCGTTTCGCACCGCGGTTAACGATGGTAAGACTCAACTAAATCAATATCCAGATGATTTTGATCTATATTACATTGGTGAGTATGACACCAATACTGGTAAGACCAAGCCCTGCGATACACCGCAGCATATCTTAAAAGCAGTTCAATGCGTAAGAAAATTGGAGCCTGTCGAAGAAGCTCCCGAACAGTAATAACTAGGTACGGCAAAGCATGTTCCTTGTTGTACTTTGCCGTACTGACAGAAATACTGTCAGAAACAGAAAGGAGATCGTTATGAAACGACGACATATGAAGAGAAAGTCTAGTAGGAAGCACTTCAAAAAGAATACCGGTGTACACCGTCTTAACAGCTTAAACCCACGTACTATGCGTGGTGGTATTAGACTTTAACTCAGGAGGCCGTCATGCAGTGTATACGGCCTATAAAAGCGAGCCAGGATCGGGATGGTCAAATAGTCTTCTCAAGTAAAAAGGCCCTCCCTGGCCTCCAGGGATTCGAATTTCCCTGTAGAAAATGCCTTCCTTGCCGCTTAAATATAGCACGGGACAAAGCAGTGCGTTGTATGCACGAGGCTAAAATGCACGAGGATAACATATTCTTAACATTAACCTACGATGATGAAAATTTAAGCAGTCCGAAATTAGTCTATTCAGATTTCCAGAAATTTATGAAATCTTTAAGAGAGAAAGTAACACGTGGAATCACTGATAAAGAAACAAAGGATAGTTTATATATCCCATATATGGTTACAGGAGAATATGGAGAAAAAACGAAAAGACCTCATTGGCATGCAATATTGTTCAACTACAGACCCACTGATTCGCAATATAAGTATACGACAGATCTTGGAGAGAAAGTCTTCGAATCGGAAGAGATACACAATCTTTGGAAAAAAGGTTCCGCGGAATACGGGTCAGTTACGTTGGAGAGTGCCGGTTACGTAGCACGATATGCAGCGAAAAAGCTTGTCCATGGAAATGATGGAGAACATGATTATGAGCCTATACACAAGACAAGTCAGCGAAGAGCGATAGGTAGAAGTTGGATCGAAAAGTATTGGAAACATACCTTTGATAATGGATTCGTAACTTTACCAAACGGAGGTATAGCAAAAATACCAAGGTACTACGTTGATTGGTTGAAGGATCACCACCCAGATCGGTATAGAAAATATGCAACTACGGTTAGAGAGAAGATAATCGCAGATGCAGAAGAGAAAGCTAGAAAGGAGGAAATGGAATATTTATCAAAGGTATGTTTCCAAT